ATTTTCTGGATAATACAGACTTTCCTGGTTTACTCTTTCTAAATTTCTTAGTGCGAATATTCCCTTTTCTAAAGTTTCAGACGCATCACGATCAGCGGTTTTGATGCCTGCATAATCTTTGGCTAATTGTTCGGCCGCTCCTGGTTTAGATAGTCTGATAGGTTTAGGTCCTCTAGGTGTATAAGCGTCTGCTGAATAAACTTTGTTGCGTGGATCTACAGCTGGATCAAATTTTTCGGGTTTGCCTATCAAAGTTATGTTGCCAAAGCCTTCGTGTGGTACATCTACTTTTGTTACAGCTATGCTTGGAGAGGGTAATCCACCAATGTTGTCATACAAAGCAAGTTTGTC